ATCAACCAGATAGAATTAAGAAATTAATTGCAAGTGAGTTTGATGAAGTAATTAATCTTCTCAACTTAAATTGGTATGGCCACGATATTTTCCGCCGTTGGTATATTGATGGAAGATTGTTCTACCATAAGATCATTGACGAAGCCCAACCAAAGCGTGGTATTATTGAACTTCGTCCAATTGATCCAACTAGAATTCGTAAGGTAAAAGAACTCATTAAAAGTAAAGATCCTAAGACTGGTACAGAAATCGTACAAGGTCAAAAAGAGTTTTATATTTACCAAGACAAAAAGATGAATAAATCAAATCAAGGTTTAAAGATTGCACCTGATTCGATTTGTTATGTTACTTCGGGTGTGTTAGATCCTACCCGCACAAAAGTTTTATCGTATCTCCATAAAGCGTTGAAGCCAGTTAATCAGCTCCGCATGATGGAAGATTCATTAGTAATTTATCGTTTATCACGTGCTCCAGAACGTCGTATTTTTTATATTGATGTAGGTAACCTTCCAAAGGGTAAAGCCGAAGAGTACGTAAAAGGTATTATGAATAACTATCGTAATAAGATGGTTTATGACGCAAATACAGGAGAGCTAAAAGATGATCGTAAACACATGTCGATGCTTGAAGACTTCTGGTTACCGCGTCGAGAAGGTGGCCGCGGTACCGAAATTACAACCTTACCAGGAGGGGAAAACCTCGGGCAGATCGACGATATCCAGTACTTCCAAAAGAAACTATATAAGTCTCTCAACGTACCCGTCAACAGACTCGAACAAGAAGCACAGTTCAGTCTGGGTAGATCTTCTGAGATAACTAGAGACGAATTAAAGTTTCAAAAGTTTATTGGTAGAGTACGTAAAAAGTTTTCAACATTATTTGTTGATTTATTAAAAACAAATCTAATCTTAAAAGGTATTGTTACTGAAGAAGAATGGTTAGACATTAGAGATAATATTAACTTTGATTTTTTACAAGATACTCATTTTGCGGAATTGAAGAACGCAGAATTGCTTAGAGAAAAAATTGGTACTCTAAGAGAAGTTGATGAGTTTGTTGGTAAGTACTATAGTGCGGCTTGGGTACGTAAAAATGTACTTATGATGACTGATGAAGATATCGAAGTGATAAATAAAGAAATCGAAGATGAAGGCGGAGCCGATGAAGAAGGCGACGATGAAATTTAAATTTGTATAAATATTATAAAGATGAGGTGAATTATGGACGTTAATGATTTAATTAATGCGCTAAAAAATGGCGAGAACGTTGAAGCTGAAAATACCTTTAATGGTTTAATGGCTGATAAAATTAATACCGCTATGGATGCGCGAAAAATTGAGTTGGGTCAAGGTATGATGAACCCTACTCAAGAAGAAGAATTAGAAGCTGATTCAGCTGAAGATGCTGATGAAGTAGAAACAGATGAAGTTGGAGAAACTGAAAATGAAGACGTTTTCGACGATACGTCAGATGAGCAGCCTGAATGAGGCTTTCAGAGCTCCAGCTGGTGAAAAAGTAGTTAAACAATTTAAGGTTGGTAAAAAGAAAAAATACGAAGCTGTGATTACTAAAAAAGGATCTAATTTTGTAGGCTATATTGATGGTGATAAATTAGATACTTTTAAGAATGCTAAAGAAGCAGAAACAGCGATGTTAGATTTTACCAAACTTATGGAGAAATAAATGGCTTGGACAGCGATCGCAAATAACCCTTATTGGGAATATGATAACGCACCAGCCGATCCGGGTGTCGGTAGTCCTTATCGTCCACTTTGGTTGAAACAAACCAGTGGGATTAGAACTACAGATGGCCATGAAGTATATACAAAAGTTCGTAGAGTCGGAGATGCTCCAACAGCAAATCGTGGCGAAATGAGCAAAACTTATTGGGATAATCACTGATGAAGCTTATTACAGAATACGTAGAACAAGAGTTAAACTATCTTACCGAAGAAAAAGACGGTAAGAAGAAGTTTATTATTGAAGGCGTGTTCATGCAGGCCGAGTCAAAAAATAGAAATGGTCGTATATATCCGAAAGACGTAATGGAGTCTGCGGTTAGTAAATATATGACTGAACAAGTTTCCAAGGGTAGAGCCGTGGGTGAATTGAATCACCCTGAAGGTCCTACCATTAACTTGGATAAAGTATCTCACAAGATTACGGACCTTCGTTGGGAAGGCAATAATGTTGTGGGTAAGGCACAAATTCTGAATACTCCTATGGGTGAGATCGTTAAAGGTCTTATGGAAGGTGGTGTTCAGCTTGGTGTCTCAAGTCGTGGTATGGGTAGTCTTGTGACAAAAGGCGGTGTTAATGTTGTTAATAAAGATTTTCAATTATCAACAGTTGACATCGTACAAGATCCTTCAGCGCCAGAGGCGTTTGTAAATGGGATCATGGAAGGTGTGGAATGGATTTGGGACAATGGTGTCCTTAAAGCTACACACGCACAAGAAATTGAACAGTTCGAGACTGAGATCAAAGAGGCATATTCTCCAGAAATGCAGATGAAAGCCTTTAAAGATTTCCTCTCAAAACTTTAACTCATTAGGAGAAAAACACATGTCTGATAATCAAAATGAAGACATCGTAGTTGATGAACTCCAGGATGAACTCGTTGAAGATTCAGTTGAAGTTTCTGGCGAGGATCTGGAAGAAGCAGCAGCCCCTGAGGTTGATGGCGAAAAAGCTGCAGACGAAGTAGGTAAGGAAATTAAGAAGTCCGCACCTGCAAAAGCTGCAGAGCCTAAGACTAAAGCGGGTATGTTACAAGCTGCGTACAACAAGATGTCAAAGATGAAGAAAGACGAAATGAAGAAAGCATACGAAGCAATGTGTGCCGAATCATTCGAAGCAGATGAAGATGCCGTTCTTGAGAATAACTTCGAAGAAGATCTCAATGCATTAGCTGATTCTGAAGCTACTTTGTCTGAAGGCTTTAAGGATAAGGCATCTGTTATTTTCGAAGCAGCTCTTAAATCAAAACTCAGCGAGCACGTTGGGCGTTTGGAAGAGCAATATGCTGAAGAATTAGCAGAAGAAACCTCTAGAATTGAAGCTGATCTAGTCGAGAAAGTTGATGGCTACCTCAACTACGTCGTAGAACAATGGATGGAAGATAATAAAGTTGCAATCGAATCCGGTCTTCGTACCGAAATCGCTGAAAACTTTATGTCAGCTCTTCATGGTGTATTCGTTGAGAACTACATTGATGTTCCTGAAAGCAAAGTTGATCTGGTTGACGAAATGTCTACTAAGATTGATGAGCTGGAAGAAAACCTCAATGCTAAGATTCAAGACAATATTGACCTTAAGGAATCAGTGGCAACATTGAGCCGAGCACAGGTTATTCGTGAAGCATCTGTTGGTTTATCTGAGGCGCAAGCTGAGAAGTTAAAATCACTGGCTGAAGACGTAGATTTTGTTGATGTAGAAACTTTTGAAGATAAAGTTCAAACCATCAAAGAATCTTACTTTAAAGAAACCAAGGTTGCAGAGCCTATTGTAGAAGATACAGCAATTGAGACCGAAGAGTCTACAGTATCTCCTAGAATGAATGCATACCTTAATGCACTTAAAAAGTCTAACTAATAGGAGAACAAAAAATGTTCAAAACTGAAAACTTAGTGGAAAAGTGGAATCCTATCCTCGAAGCTGAGGAAGCTCCTCAATTCCGCGACAACTATCGCAAGCAGGTAACTGCCGCGTTGTTGGAAAACACTGAAAAGGCTCTTGCAGAAGAGCGTGGCCAGCAAAACTTCCAGCTTAACGAAGCAGCACCTGCTAACGCAACTGGTTCTAGCATCGACAACTGGGATCCAATTCTTATTTCATTGGTTCGCAGATCTATGCCTAACCTTATTGCTTATGACATTGCTGGCGTTCAGCCAATGTCTGGTCCAACTGGCTTGATCTTCGCAATGAAGTCTCGCTACACTTCACAGTCTGGTACTGAAGCATTGTTCAACGAAGCTGATACTTCGTTCTCTGGCGTTGCTTCTGGTTCGGCTACTGCTTCTAGCGATCCATTCGGTGGTGACTCTGCAGACGCTGACTCTGTTGACGACTACACTCCAGGTGCTCCAATGTCAACTGCAGCTGCTGAAGCCCTTGGTGACGGCGTTGGTGCTGATTTCAATGAGATGGCTTTCTCAATTG